CCCTTATGTAAAGCGTGTAAACACAGGCCTGCCGCGGTGAATTATATCGTAAAAGGCCAGCGTAGATACCGCAGTTATTGTGATAGTTGTATAAGGAAAGGGCAACACAAACGCCCTTTTAAACCTGCTTGGCTCAGGGTTGGATACAGAAAAAAAGAAGTATGTGAAAAGTGTGGATTTAAGGCTAGATATAAGGAACAGTTATCTGTTTATTATGTAGATGGAAATCTTAAAAACAACAGTATCAGTAATTTAAAAACTATATGTACTAATTGTCAAATTGAGGTTTCAAAACAGAATCTTGGTTGGATACAAGGAGATCTTGTTCCTGATCAGTAAAGCCAAAGAATGTTTCAACTTTAGTATATAAACTATCTAGAGTATCATCATTTTCAAATATACAATCAAACTCTTGTCCTACCCATGAATATTCACTTGGATGTATACCTTTATTCTCTAGTTGTCCTCTACTTAGAGCCCAAGTCATGTTACGCTTAGGTCCTTTATTGTATTGTACAGCCGCATCATACCACTCTGGTTCAGGACCACGTTTAACTCTGACGCATTGTCCACCAGCGGCACGTATTGCTTTTAGTTCATTAGGGAAACGACAGTCTGTAATTACTATGTCGTCTGTTGATTGTGCTAGCCTGTTTTCTAAACTCGCAATCCACATGTCATCATGGAATCCGTTACGGACTACTTCTGTACCAAAGTATTGTAGTACCCACCTAGGAGTAAGATTAGGCATATCTAAGCGTTTAGCCCACCACGCATCTACTTGTTCTCGCCACAAACGGCTCTGCTTTGATCGTCCTTCTAACATTTCACGATCCCAATTGAATGTGGTCGCAACAGCATCTTTAAGACTGTTGGCAAAACTTTCTCTTTTAAATCCGTGAACGTTAACTAGATAATCAGCAATGGTGTCTTTACCACTGCCCATGAAACCGCAGATACCTATAATTTTTGACATTGAAACTCCCGTTGAACAAATTATATTATATTAGAAAAACAGCGAGAAAGTCAACAGTTGATTAACCAATAGTCCAGGTTAAAGGTGCACCACCATCCATATATGTTGAAATTTCTTGATCTAATTTATCTAATAGAGTAAAGCCTTCTGTTTTTAGTGCTGTACCATTGAGTGCTGTGCCGCCTTGTGGACCAGCAATACTAGCAAATTTTTCACGTGCTTGACCAATTGATATCATGACTAAAGCATAGGCATAGTCTTGTATCCATGGATATACCTGAGGGTCATTTAATAACATTACGTTTGGTTTATAATTATATGTCCATAGCAATACAGATTCTGTTTCGCTTGAGTTTTCACCTTGCCATGGTTGCTTACGAACTAGTGTTAGTTTTTTACTAACCTTGTTCCATGTAAAATTCATGTGTCCACCAAACATACGCATAGCAAGTTCTTGATAACCTGTAAACAATTCGTAGTTTACAAGTCCGCCAACACGTCCTGCTACTAGCATATAGGTGTTTAAGTAGCCTGAAGCAAATGGTTCAAACTGACTAGCAGTTGTACCTGTTACTGAACCAATGCCACGTCTAAATACTTTTCTAATATCAATGATTTCTGTAGGAAGTATGTATTCTTGAGTTTCTGGATAAATGTCTAAAAAGGCATAACTTTCTTCAACAGCATTTGAACTGCGTTGTCTATAACGCTGAAATGCTTGTTTGATACCCATGTCAAAGTGTTCTTTGTCTGCTTCAACATCAACAATTTGATCACCTAGTCTTAAACGAATATATTCAATAATTTCGTTTTTCTTAGTAATTTCTGTAGGTAGTCCACTATCATCAAATGCTATAGGACCTGGGCCAGTACCCGTGGGTTGGTCATATAGGCTGTCTGTTGTTACAGATAGTGTTGCTGATAGATTTGGTTTAATTGTAGCCATTAGTTAAATACCTTTGTTTCTAGTATTTATGCTAATTGAACTATAAAACTTTCAATAATATAGTATCTGCGTTGATACGTCCAGTAAGTTTAGTATCTGTTGTTTTGATATTTTCTAAAAACTTACGCAGTTGTACTTTGTTAGAACCTAAAAAGTCTTTTAACTGCTGTTCTGGTTTACGTAGAGTTTTTTGTACACTTTGAGTTTCATCGTATCCTATGATACTTGTACCTTTAACACTTAACATTGTTTGATGCGGGTCAGCAACATAGCGACCTAGTTTACGTGTTTTAACATTGTACACCCATAACTGCTCTGCTGTTAAAATGTCCACTGGATTAACGCTGACTAGTTTAGATTTACTGTCTTCTTTGAGATACTTCATCTTAGCAACTAGTTTTTCTTTTGAGGGTGCTTTACGTACTCTGGCTTTTTTAGTTGCTTTCTTAACTTGTTCGTAACTGTCTAAATCAGCAAATAATTTGCTATAAAACGCTTCAAATCGTTTATAATCCGCCGCTTTGTAGTGACTATATGCTTCTTTTAGTTGCTCATCTTGTCCTGCTTTGGCTTCCATTAGTTCTTGCCTATGCGGTTCAAAGAATGCTCTAATTTTTTTAATTAGTGCTTGAGGACAATTCTCTGTTTTAAGATAATCAAATGCTTTAGGGTCGTTTACTGTTTCGCCATCTATTAAACGATCTTCAAACAATTCAAAATGTAAAATATGTTTGTTGGCAATTTCATTCATGCGATCTTGAATAGTTGGTTGCTGTGTTTTTTCTTTTTTATCTTTTTTAATTTCTTCAAATACATCTTCAGATGCTAGTAACAATTCTTCTAATTTTCTATTAATAAAATCTAAAGGATTTTTTGCTTCACCAGATGTACCAGGTAAACTTTCCCAATACTCTTTATGTGCTTTGTGTTCTGCTGGCATGCCTAAACTTAGCATTCTACAAATAGCACCTAATGTTAATGAAAATTGACTATCAGAATTTTTACTAATTAGTTTACTATGCTCTTTCCATTGGTCACTGTGATTTACCCAGGCAATAACCCATTTTTTACTGTCAGCACTCTTAGATTCCATTCTATAATAATTTAACGCAGAATGCTTATAGGCATTAAAATACTCGCCAGACCAAGAGTCTGCTTCTTCCCATTTAGGTTCGTACTGTTTACCAGTTCTGTCTGTGACGATTTTTACTCCGCCTTTTTTCTTGGATACTTTAATTGCCATTTTATTTCCTAATAATTCAATAGTCATTTAACATATTATAGTTGACGTATACAATACTGTCAACCATTTAATAATGTACCAAATGTAATCATTTGTTCATAATTAACTATTTCTTCGTTGATTCTAGTTACTATTTCTTTATGTTTCTTTGTCTGTTGTTGTTTACGTCTGCATTCTACTTCTTCAATACTTAGTTCAGTTACCATTGTTTCAAGATTTTTCACAATCTTTTTCATATCTTTCTGATGTTCTCCAGTACCTTCTGCTAACTTAATAAGTTTGGGATATACTGTTTGCCAGTCTAAACTAGTTTCTATTTGCATAATACTAATTATAACATTCAATTACCTAGAGTGTCAATAACGATAAATACTATGATAATATAACGGATAACACTAATGCCACGATTAAGCCTTTGGCGCCCAAATCACGGAAATGACTACAAATTTTTTGACCGTAGAATGTCAGAAATGTTTACCATTGGCGGTACAGACATTAATGTTCACAAATATCTTGGTCCTATTGATCAAGGCACATCAACAGATGCTACACAACCTAAGTATCTAAACCAAAGTGAAAAGAACATTCAAGACTTATTGTTCTTGGAAAATAGAGATCGCAAGTATGATGACAGTGTTTATCAAATGCGTGGTATATATCGTATCAATGACAACGATTTTGATCTAACACAGTTTGGTTTATTCTTAACCAGTGATACTCTGTTTATTGTTTTACACATGAATGACATGGTAGAAACATTGGGTCGTAAAGTTATGGTAGGTGATGTTATTGAGTTACCACATCTTAAAGACTTTTATCCGTTAGATCCTGATGATATTGTACCAGCCGCACTTAAACGTTACTATGTAGTTCAAGATGCTACCAGAGCCGCAGAAGGATTTGCTCCAACTTGGTATGGGCACTTATGGCGTATTAAAGTACAACCATTGGTTGACTCACAAGAATACAAAGATATACTTGATAATATTAAAGCAGGCGAAAACACTAACAGTACACTAGGTGAACTGCTTAGTACATTTGACAAATATCAAGATATTAACGAAAAAGTCATTGAACAAGCAGAAAATGATGTTCCTGAATCAGGCTATGACACTACCAGTATTTGGGTACAACCTGAATTAGACACAGGGTATCCTGGACACATTAATAATGTAGATGCCAGTGACAGTGATGGATCTCCAGATGCTAGTGACAATGATGGGTCTCCAGATGCTAGTGATACAATTACATCACCAAGTCTTAAAGTATCAGGATACTTGACAGGTGATGCTCTTCCTCCAAATGGTTTTGCTGTACAAACAGGATTGAGTTTCCCAAGTACACCACAACCAGGAGCATATTTCTTAAGATTAGATTACCTACCAAACAGACTATTTAGATTTGATGGTAAACGCTGGACAAAAGTTGAGGATGATGTGAGAACTTCATTGACACCAGGTAGTACTAACGAAACACAACGCAGTAGTTTTGTTAACAATACAGAAAAATACATGTCAGGACGTATTGGTTATGATGCTATTAGAGCCGCACAACCATATGTTGTTCCAGGCAATACTATAACAACATCATTTAGTATGAGTAGTAAGTTAATTGAAACTTCAATTGCTTATGTTAGTACAAATGGTGTAAGAACACAGTTAAACGGCTTTAAAGTTGACAATACTATGAGTAACAGC